GCAATTAAGAAAGAGGATATAACCAATCTTAACCGCATTGACGAACACAGAGCCAAGATAGCTGGCATAATCACAGAGAAGCGGGAAGTAGACAACAAGAACCCCGAAAAGACTATCATAGTCTATGGCACTAAACCAATTAATGTAACATAGCACAGGACAAGGGGTTACAATTTCTAAAAAAGTCAAGTAATGGGCGGAGAGGACACACAAATAAATATAGTAACACTATGCTCTGTGTGCCATAGGGTTATCACTATTTATAATCGTAGATTAGGGCTTGAGAAACCCTTAATGTAATTATAATAATGCTTATGTTAACTACATCTTATATGAACTTACTTAGACTTACCTATCCTTATATGAAAACAGTGCATAAGTTGTGTATAAGTGGGTTATAAAAGAATGAAGACCATCAGACAGATTCAGGCAAGGATAGACAGAGAGAGCAGAGATAGCTAAGAGGGAGAAGGTGAGAAGTAAGAAAACACCGTGACCCCACCCCTTTCAATATAGATATACTTATTCTACTCGCACAAACAATAAATGCAAAATCAAAAGTTCTTTTAAAGGAGTTTTAATGCTTTCAGGAACTAATAAACTTTGTTCTCAATGCACCCAATCTTGTAAACAATGGGAGCAGATTAAGGTTATTCGTTGTCCTTTCTTTAAGAGCAACCAGAAGAAAGAGACAGTTTCCAAGTAGGGTATACCCTTTGTGCTTGAAGAAACAACGGAAACATAGCAAGGTTGATGGGTAATCACCAAATAGGGATATTGTATGTATTTTAGAGTTCGTTGAACCTGGGGGTTATTTGAACCTATATCTTAATCTATATCTTCGCCGTTTTAAACATCTTTTGTGCCGCCTTTTTGGTCATCGTGAGGGTTTGGTTTGCTCAAGATGTAAGAGATTAGAATTTGATTACAAGACATTTCATTTGAAGTGAGAGAAAAAAGCATTTACATTCTTCCACCCTATCCTGCTCAAGCGGGGATAGAGCAAGACCCTCACAGGTTCAGGGTTGTAGCTTGCGGGAGGAGATGGGGAAAGAGCCTTTCAGCAATCCGTGAAGCTTTCCAGATGCTTTTAAGGCTCTATGAGAAAGACGGTCAAAGACACAGGATTTGGATAGTTGCTCCCACCTTTCCTCTGGTAAGAGAAGATTGGCTCATTGCAGAAGAACTTTTAAAAGACGCTATCACCCATAAAGGTCTTACTGATATGCGTATGGACTTCTCTCCTTTTGGGTTTTTTGAGTTTAAATCAGCCGAAAGAGATGACGAAGGACTTAGAGGTGCGGGACTTGATGGTGCGGTAATTGATGAAGCAAGCAGGGTTTCAAAGAAGTCTTGGGAACAAGGTTTAAGACCAGCTCTTTCTGATAAGTTAGGCAGGGCAATATTTATTTCGACGCCGAAAGGACGCAACTGGTTTTATGAACTCTGGCTCAAAGGTCAATCAGAGAACTCGGAAATCAAGTCTTGGAGATATACGACTTTTGATAATCCGTTTTTTCCTGAAAGCGAAAAGAAAGTCATAGCCGAGACTACTCCTGAACTTATCTTAAGGCAGGAGTATTACGCTGACTTTTTGGAAGATGAAGCCACTGTCTTTAGAAACCTTGACAAATGTATCAGGGGTTCATTACAGACCAATGAAGAAAAAGAAAAGTATTCCATTGGGGTTGATTTGGGGAAAGCGGAAGATTTCACCGTTATCACGGTTATTAAAGAATCAACTGGCGAGTTGGTTTATATCAACCGCATTAACAAGATTGACTGGTCTTTGCAGAAAGAACACATCAAAGCGGTAACAAGGGTTTACCGAAACAACATCGTCCATATAGACTCAACTGGTCTTGGAGACCCGATATGTGATGACCTGAACAAAAGCGGAGTGATAGTCAGGGGATTTAAGTTTTCCAACACCTCCAAGCAAGTCTTGATTGAACAGTTGATTGTGGCGATTGAACAGGGTCTTTTGTCAATACCTGACTGCAACGAAACGAAGTTTTTGATAGATGAGTTAAAGTGTTTCACTTATGAACTCCTGCCTTCGGGGAAACTTAGATACACCGCACCTGAAGGATTACACGATGACGGGGTGATAAGCCTGGGATTAGCGATAAGAGGGATGTCCTACGCACTTTATAAAACTAAAGAGGACTCCGAGAATAATCTTCCCAGAAATTCCCCCGCCTGGCTTGAAAGAAGGAGTTGGGAAAAAGAGGTTGCTTACAATCAATCTTTACCAAGGAGATTAAGAAGAACTCCGATGGACCTTGCCTTTTCTTAAAATGGAAGAAAAAGACGCAATAGAATTACTCGGAAGATTAGAAAAGTTTATGCGAGATACCAATGAGTCCATAAAGACTCTTTCTTTGAGAACTTATAACTTGCAGGTTGATATTGAAAAACTCAAAAAGCATATGGTAGAAAGAAGAATTATAGTTTCTAACTAAGGAGGAACAAATGGCGAGAAAAAGAGAAGAAGAATTAAGGATTGAGGTTGAAGAAAAGAAAGAAGAACCCAATGTAATCAATAAAACAGGAAATGTAAACTTCACAGAGGCGTAAATTATGCTTCCCATAAATGATGACGAAATAAGACGCTGGAGAATAGAGATAGACCAAGCCGAAAAGTTTAAGACCGACGAGTTCGGTTCTTGTTTAAAAGGTGAGATAAAAGGCGTAGGGGAGAACATCGGATATTTTGAGAAAGGATTTTCTTCAAGGTATCTGGCGGATTATTCTAAGATAGACCCCAATTATCTTGTTCCGCTGAATATAATCTATCCTATTGTCAAGAATGTTATCCCCTCGTTGTATTACAAAAATCCCTACATTGTAGCCATACCAAAACGCAAACAGGACGAGGACTCATCGTCTTATGTTTCGGCGATAGTAAACCATTTCTACAAACAGTTAGATGTGAAAAGAGTCAACCAGCAGATTATCTTTGACGCTTATGTGTTAGGTATGGGGATTGGCAAATTAGGATATGCTACCCGTTTCGGAATGGATATTGAAGATGAAAACTTAGAAAAGAAACGGGAACAGGAAAAGAAAAAAGGTTTATTAGAAAAGTTAGGTTTAAGAAAACCCAAAGAGCCAGAAGAACTACCGAAGAATATAGACTTGAATGAGTTTATTATTGCAGAAAGCCCTTATGTAACTTGGGTTAATCCGTTTAACTTCGGCATAGACCCGATGGCTAACTCTATTTATGAAGCGAATTATGTCTATGAAAAAATCACCACTACTTTAGACCGAGTGAAAGGGAACAAGAATTACAAGAACACAAAAGACTTAAACGGAATGGATTTAGAACCCACTTTCCAGAAAGACATTCCTGATACACAGATAGAAAACTTCAAGCCCATAGAACTTTATGAAATCCACTACAAGACCGAAGAAGGGATTAACATTCTCGTTCTGGCTAAAGACCAAGGGGATTATGTTGCTTTACGCCACGACAAATCAATCTACGAAATAGACGGTTTCCAATATGAACTCCTGACTTTTAACAAGCACGGACACAAACTTTATCCCCAACCCGAAGTCAACATTACCAAACCCTTACAAGACAGGATAAATAATACTTTTGAAAACATCTTGGAGCAGTTGGATAAGTTTATGACCAAACTCGCCTACGATGAAACTGCCGTAACCACTGCGGGTCAGAAAGCATTAAGAGACGGTATGTTGGGTTCATTAGTGGCTTGTAATAAGAGTCCTTCAGAAGCGATAAAAGAGATTGCTTTCACCCAAGTCAAGGGCGACTTGATGATGATTATAGATAAGATGGTTGACATCATCTCATTAGAAACTGGGATTACACGAGCAATGTTAACGGGTATGACTTCCGCAGAGACCGCCACCGAAGCCCAGATAGGTCAGGCAGGACAAAATCTCCGTATCTCCGACAAAGCCGATATGGTTGCTGACTTCTCTAATCGTCAGGGTAGAAAATTATGGCAAATAATCCGTCAATTTGTTGACTTGGAAGAAATTGAATTGATTACAGGTGATACTGCTTTTGATGATGTTACGGGAACTCCCAGATATTCTTGGCTCGCACCTATTGATAATGATATGGAAGGTAAGTTAATCACGGGTGAATATGATTTCCAGATTGAAGTCGGTTCTACCCAAAAACCAGACTTACCAGTTTTAAGAAAGCAAGTTGAGAATATGGTCAATATTTTAGGTGGGAAAGGTGTTCTTGAAGCATTTGCGGCTCAAGGATACAAAATAGAACTTGCCGAGATATTCAAAAAATACTTACAGATGTTTCCTGATGTCTTTACGAACATTTCACGGATTATCAAACCCATACAAAACCCGCAACAGGCGATGTTACCTCCCCCAGAGGGAGGACAACCCCAAGGAACAGGCGGTGCAGGGGTAGGTGCAGTCCCGCAACAAAGACAAGCAAATCCACCGACACCTGCGGACATTATTTCAAGTATGGGAGGCGAGAAAGGCGGTATGCCGCCCTTGGCATAGATGAGTAAATTCAATATGACCCAAGATGAAATGCTTAAAGATTTATTGTTTGATTTTACTCAAGGGGTGCGTGGTTCATTGATTGAGATATTAAACAAGATTACATCTCTTGAAAAGGATATAGATAGAAGATTTAAAAATGCCAAGATACCGTTGGATATCAGAAGAAAAAAAGTGGATTGAGATAGATGAAATAGCACCAGACCCCAATCACGGGCTTAATGGTCCAGTTTATTGTCCCGAAGGCGGATACTTTGATATGGTCTTGGACAAAAAGTTTTCGTCTAAAGGAGAAAAACGCCAGTATATGAGAGAAAAAGGGCTAAAGATGGAGGGATGTGATAAGTCAGTAGATAAAAGGGGTGTTTACTACTTTATTCCAGGTCAAAAGACCTGTCCAAAATATTACAAAAACAGATAAGGAGGAAGTATGGCAACGATTCGTGGTGGTAAAAATGCAAAAATAGGAATAGAAATAGCGAAACAAAAAAGCAAAGGTGCACCAAAAGACGGAAATTTCAGGGATGTTGAACCCATTTCTGAACCCCCAAATTGCCCTTACACCAATCCTGCAAAAGCAGACGGAACAATAAAAGGGACACCAACAATGAAGGGAAAGTTAGGTTCAAATTAAGAGGTAGTTATGAATATTAAGGTTCCTAACGGGATAAAATCCCCTACGGTGATTATTGTCGGCGGTCAAGAACCAAACGAAAAACACAACCAGATGGCTTTGTCCCGTATGGACAACCTTGAAAGGAAACTTGACCAGCAATACAAGTCATTCATTGACAAGACCGATTACATAAAAGTAATTGAGAATATGCAAAGTTCTTTTATGAGCAACTTTAATAAAATGCTTGCGATGAATAAGTCAATGATGACCCATAGTCAGAAAGAAAAGATTGATTTATTAAGGGATGAGTTTGCAAGAAAGATTAAAAACCTTGAAAAAGATGACGGTCAGGAAGAAATAAAACTTTTTACTTCTAAGTTGAGTTCTTTGGAAAATTCCATTAAGAACATTACTTTAAAGCCTCAGATAGTCAGAGTATCAAACAATAACAACAAGGTTTTATTTAATGCCTTTGACGGAATTTTACAGAGATTAGAGTCCCTTATCAGGCAATCAAGACCTCGGTTATCACCGAGTCCAAGTTAGATTATTAGTTATCTTACTTAACTAATCGGTCCATCCCCGAACCAGATGTAAAACAGGAGTTGTAATGACAGAAGAAATAAAAAGCGTAGAGGAGAACTCGCAATCTCCATTGGCGGATGCAATCGCTTCCTCGCCAGAAGCACTCAAAGAAGAACCTCAAGAGACGCAGACTCCAGCGAAAGAGGAGGTAGCTCAAGAGGAACAGCAAGCGGAAGAAACAAGAGTTCCGTATTCTCGGTTAAAGGAAGTTGTTGATGAGAAAAATTGGTATAAGACCCAATTAGAACAGCGTTTTGCTCAACAACAACAACAACCTACACAAGACCCTTACAGCGGTATGAACCCAGAGGAAGAACGCTTCTGGAGGGCAGTTGACCAAAGGGCTGAAAAAATTGCCGAAGCGAAAGTCAGGCAGATAAGTCCTGTTATTGATGCGGGAAGAATGGAATTGGCACAGATGAAAGTCCAACAATTCAGGGACGGACATACTGACATAAAACCAAACTCTCCCGAAGAAATAGCGATTGCCGAAAAAATCCAGATGGGTTATCTTCCCGAAGATGCCTACCGTAGTGTGATGTGGGATAAAAAGGTTGCCCAAGCCGAGACAAAAGGAAACATCAATGTTAAACAAAAAATAGAAGCCAAAAAACAAGCCAATGTGGAACAGTCATCTATTCCCCAAAGTGCGATTCCTCCTACAAAAATAAAGGAAACGCAACGACAAAAGATAGAACGACTCGCAAGGGATATGGAGTTTTAGGTTTCTAAAAATCTAAGGAGTTTCTAATGGCAACTGGTAATAGTTCATTTACAAAACTGATTACCACTACCCTTCAGAACCTTCCAGCAGAAGTTTTTGATAATGTTTCTACGAATAACGCACTACTTTATATGCTTCAGAAAAGAGGCAATTTAAAGGTAGTGTCGGGTGGGCGTTCTTTCACCCATCCTATTTACTACAAAGCTAACACTTCTTTCAAATCCTACAATAAGACCGATACCATTGACACACCTTTAATGGATGATGTAACTCGTGCAGAGTATCCGATAAAGATTGTCGCTGGTTCTGTCGTAATTTCATTACTTGAAGAAGCGATGAATGCAGGAAACAAAGAGAAGTTGATTGACTTGGTAGATGAAACCGTTACTCGTGCAAAGATTTCTATGGCAGAGGAAATGGGTAATCAGGTGTTTAAAGATGGTTCTGGGGATAAGGATTTTGACGGTCTCCCATTCTTGGTCCATTCTGCACCATCAGGACAAACAGATGTAGGCGGAATTGATGCATCTGCGACTGGCAATGATTATTGGAGAAATTCAATCGGGACTACATACGACTTTGATGGAACTGCGGCTACAACTTTTAAGAATTTATCAGCATTGGTTGCGGCTTGCACCTACGGTCGTCAAGGTCCGAGATTAGTAATAACAAACAAGACACAGTATAGCCAATACGAAAGTTTGCTTACTTCCAATATCCGTTATGTAACCACCGAATTAGCGGATGCTGGTTTTATGCACTTAGCGTATCAGACTATGCCTGTCGTGTTTGATGATAATTGTCCTGCACTTTCACTTTACTTCGTTGATACGGACAATCTTTGGTTACAGGTATTAGCAAGAGGCAATATGGAGTTGACAGAAATGCAACCGTCCCACGACCAGTTAATGAGAGTGGCATTGTTGTATATTTTTGGCAACCTAACAACTGGTTCACGCAGAACTAATGCGTATCAGGTTGTAACCTAATAGGAGGATAAGATGAGAAAATTATTTTTAGTCTTGGCTCTCCTGTTAGTGTTTGGAGTAGTCAATAGTTACGCAACAAACATACCAACAGTAACTGACCCAAAGAACTATCCTACCGTATGGACTGAATTAGTCTATAACGGTTCTGGTTCTGATATTGCAACGGGTATGTGCGTAAGTTGGACATTTGATGCCTGTGATTCTGATGCAGGAACAATTTACGATGATACAGGAGCCTGGGTTCAAACAAGTAGTGATGAATCAAGTCCGTGGACAGCTGGTGTAACTACAATAGGAAAAGGGATAGCGAATGGTGCAGTTGGAACTATCATTATTCGTGGTCCTGCGGTAGTTCATAACAATAATGTACTCCCTACTGTAAATACAGAAGTTTCTGCTGGTGCCGCTGGTTATGTGGAAGATGAAGTTGTGGGTTCAGACGAAGCGATGCTTGGTGTTGTAATCAAAGCAAGTGCCGCTGGAAACGACATTGAAGCCGATATCGGTGCTGGGTCTTCACTCATATTTATTCAACCAACATTAGCTAACGTTGAGTAATTAGTAATAACTGAGGGGGGCAACCCCCTCTTGTCTTTATATGAGATATATTTTTATAATTATAATTTTATTATTAACAGGTTGTGCATATCCACGTTTTCAACCTTCTGGTGATAGTGGTGCTACAACAGAGTATTTCTGGGCTAAAAAAACCTGTAATTTTTGCCATAAACGATGTGGATTTTTTAAGGTAATGAATGGAAAGAAAATTATATGTAATGAATGTTACGAAAAGTTATACAAGGGTAGATGAGTAATCTATTCATTCTGTTCTTTTTTCTGTTGCCTTGGGGAAATTTCTTTTTTAGAACAACAGACCTTTGGCACTCAACAGGGCATTTTGTCCAAGTAAGCATTTTGATTTTGTTTTGTTATTCGTTCTTTGAAAAGCCCAAGTATGTTCAAATATTGAACAAACCATTGGGTTCTTTTATATGTTGGTCTGGGTTAGTAACGGCTTATGGTTGGTTGACGGTATTCTCTAAGACCCAACATTATCCAATCAAGATATTTTTACCTTTCTTTAACCTATTATGCCTTGTGTGGCTCTATAAGTTAATTACGGAATATCTTAATAAGGATGACATAGAAATGATTTTAAGGTGGTTGAAGTATAGCGTAATAATTCTACTTTTTTACTGTGCCTTACAATACCTTAAATTAGATGAGTTTTTTGCAGGACTTTCAGGACACGATGAATTGACAGGAACGATAGGAAACCCTATACACTTGGCGGGATTATTGGCGATATTACAACCTCTGTTCTTTGAGAAAAGCCGAGAGAATATCTTATCACTTATTTTATTATGGTTGATAATTATTTTAACGGGTTCAGCTACGGGTTTAGTTGTGGGTCTGGGGGTATTTTTATTCTGGTTATTCTTTAAGAAACGCAGATTAGCCATAAGTTTTTCAATAGTATCAACCGTTTTGTTAACTGTCTTACGGTTGGTTAACAAGGGTTTCTTTTTTAATTCCGACAGGTTTAGGGTTTGGGGTTTGGTTTGTAAGGAAATTAAAGATAAATTTATCACAGGGTTTGGGCTTGGGACTTATTCATTAAGCAATATAGGAAGCACAAATTATCATTGGCAACACTTACATAACGAATACTTACAGGTAGTTTTTGAGTTAGGTTTAATAGGTTTGATTTTAGTTCTTTGGTGTATCTGGGATTATTTTAAGACACCATTAAAAACTGACTTAACAATTAGGTTGGCGAGTATATTTTTCGGATTTTGTTTTGTATCGGGAATGTTATCACCAGCCCATTTATGGTTGACGAGTGTAATAGGTCTTATGTCCTATGCAGGATTATATATAATTAAAAATGAGGTGGTAAATGGCACTAAAAACTCGGTTGGCTTTAAGGACACAAATCGCTACTGACACAAGAGAAACACAGATAAATTCTACAATAGATGAGTATATAAATCAGACCGTTCAGGAAATCCAAAGTCCTGCTTGGGCGTTTGAACAGACAGGACAGAAGGGATATGAACACAAGTGGTCTTTTAACCGCAGAAAATATACTCTCGCTACTGTCGCCTCTACCGAGTTCTACCAACTTCCAAGAGATTTAGATGCTATCGGTTTAATTCGTCAGACTACCTCACCACAGAAAATTCGTTTTATCCCAGATGACTTATTCTATGATTACATTCCTAATCCCACCGCAACAGGAAACCCTAAATGGTATCGGATATGGGAAGAAGAAGGGGTATCAGTAAGGTTGACCGCAGATGATACGATTGAAGTTTTATCTTCTTCGTCCTCAGACACCACCCAGACAGTAAGAATAGTAGGAACAGATAGTAATGGATTATCTCGCACAGAAAGTCTTACTTTGACAGGAGAGACTTTTGTGCCTGGAACTATCACCTGGAACGCTGGAGATGTGTTAAGAATATCCAAATCCGCCTCCACAGTAGGAATTATCACAGTAAGAAAAGCCACTTTAGATGTTACTTTAGTCCAATTAGCACCTACCGAACTTTCGGCAAGGTTTAAAATTATTTCTTTTTATCCCATACCTTCATCAGCAATCTCTGTTTACATTGAATACTACACCCGAATAAGAAACTTGGAAGGCGATAATGATGTGCCTGACATTGACGAGAAATGGATATGGATTATCCGTTTAGGTGCTATGGCAAAAGTTTATCAATATCAAGGGAAACTTGAATTGTTTACAGCAACACAGGGTATGTATAGTGCTGGTGTCCGTTCAATGGTGCGGGCTGATATGCAAAATTTAGATTATATACCTACATTGAGGTCAGGGTTAAGAAATCAACAAGGTGGGTGGATTAGTTTGGAAGATAGTTATACCATAACAGAGGTCTAATGAAAAAACTATTACTTACATTATTTTTATCATTATCTTTAACTTGTGGTTTTGCACAGGAAAAAGCGAGAGTTTATCCCGAAACTGGAATTCAAAATTTTTTAGGTTTGGATGATACTACAAGTCCACCCTCGCTTGCGAATGGGCGTTCTGCAGATTTACAGAATATCACTTTAGATATAACTGGTGGTGCTTCAAAACGCTATGGTTATGCATATCACTCAAGGTTAGATACCCTTGCTTTGGTTGATGACTTTGAAGCAGTTACGGGTATGCACGAAATCTACAAATCAACTGGCACAAGAACAAAGATAGCAACTTGTGGAAATAAGTTATTCGCTATTACTTCCGCAGGAGTAAAGACCGACATTACAAGCGGCGTTACTATTACAGAGGGAGAAGATTATCAATGGCAGTTTATTACTGCTTTAGATTACGGAATAGGGACGAATAATGTTGACCCACCGATAAGAACCACAGGACTTACCACTACCGCACTTTCTTGGTCTGGGCTTTCTGATGCAGTTACTGATGCTAAATGTGTAATATGGTGGAAGAATTATCTAATCTTTGGAAACACCACCGAAAACACCACCGTTCATTCCACCCGTATCCGTTGGTCAAATGTAGGAACGATTGAAACTTGGTCTGATGATGATTATGTGGATATTGCCTCTTTGGGTGGTCAACAGATAGAGGGTTTTGCTACTCTTTATGATAATCTTTATGTCTTTTTAACTGACTCTATTTATAAAGTTTCTCTTGTGGGCGGAGATGAGTTAATCAATGTAACCAAAGTTTCCGAAGGAATAGGGTGTATTGCCAAGAACTCAATCCAAAACATTCAGATAGGAAACTCCGAAGGACTTATATTCCTTTCAAGAGACAAAACAGTAAATTACTGTGATGGGGTTAAAGTTACCGAGATTTCAACCAATATCTCTGAAGTTATGGATGGTCTTTCTTCGGCACGACTTCCTTATGCTGTAAGTATAGACGACCAAACAAACGCCCATTATTACCTTAGTGTTACCGACTCTACGGGAACGAATAATCTACTTTTAGACTTTCACTACGGAATAGGGGAGTGGTCTAAACACATTCAGATAGACGCCAATGCTTTCTGTGTGGCTAATGACGCTAATGAAGTTCCGCAGGTTTACTTTGGGAATTATAAATCTTTTATTTATCAGATGATAGACCCCGATAAGAATAGTGATGTAACGGGGGAAACGGGGACGATTACAAGCAAGGGAACTTATGCTGGTGCAACCGCCACAGGGATAATTATTCTTTACGATACTTCGGCTTCTTTCACAGACGCTACGGGTGCGATAGTATCATTCACTTCAGGAACAGGGGTAGGAACAGAGGCAGTGATCTGCGATATGATTTCAACAGGGCTTATGGTTACAGGGACTATTACCGCAGTCGCAGGAACGACTTATTCTGTCGGTGCGATAGAGTCTTATTATACTACCAAATGGTATGATATGGGTTCTGCACCGCTAAGAAAAAACTTCGGGGAACTTTTCCTATGGGCTTCTGCCGACACCTCTTCCACAATGCAAGTTTATTATGCTACCGATTTTGACTCTACAATAACCTCAACCAATGTTGATATAGGTGCGTCTGGGGATTTGTGGGGGACTGCAATTTGGGGAACTTCAACTTGGGCGGGAAGTGCTACTAAGTTAAGCATTATTCCTTTAAATGTTTCAGGAAGATATATAAAAGTTAAATTCAGTGAAGATACCATTGACGAACCAATGGATTTGTTCGGCTATAATTTTCTTTTGTGGAATTTGGATTACCTATGAGATTTATAATCGGATTTTTATTAGGAAGTCTTTTAGTAACGGGGATTAGTTATGCTTACAGGACACCCAAACCCCAGAGAATAACTGACTTTGACCAGAATGGGTTAGTTACTTTGAACGAAACCTTAGAGCAACTTTGGAATGTAACAAATGGTCGGGTAAGTTTTAATTCAGGAAGTGTTATTTCTACTGGAACGGGAACTGTAAAAATGGGTTCAGCGAGTAGTGCTAATAGTGCAGGGTGGTTACAAGTTGAAAAAAGTGATGGAACGATTGTATATATTCCATATTGGACTGATGAAACACCTTAGGAGATAAAATGAAAAAGTTATTATTACTATTTTTATTACTTCCGACTTTAGTTTGGGCGGGCTCCCCCTCAAGAGTTTTTACATACACCTCTGGGGCGATAATTGACCCCTCAAAAGTTACAAGTAATGAGGACGCTATTTTTAATTATCTCACAAGGGGTGTTAGTGTTTATGAAGATAGCACAATCACAACTGACGACATTTTAAACGGAACAGTCGCCAATATAGATATATCAGGTTCGGCGGCGATTGCTTATTCAAAACTAAATCTTACTGGTTTGATAGTAAATGCCGACATAATCGCCTCTGCTGGAATACCTTATTCAAAATTAACATTAACCGACTCTATATTAAATGCCGACATAAATTCTTCTGCGGGGATAGTGGATACTAAGTTAGCAACTATAACCACCGCTTCTAAAGTAAATGTAAGTGCTATAACAGGAACGCTTCCTGTCGGAAACGGCGGCACAGGTGCAACTGCGGCGGCTAATGCGGCTAATGGAGTGGTGGTGTTAGGTGCTGATGGTTATTTACCCAATGCTTCTTGTGATACCACCGCCCTTAAAACAACGACAGGAGAAGTAAGTGGAACAGGAAATAATTATAGTGTTACTTTACCTGGTGGAGAATATGGATTTTATCCGCAAATAAAAAGTGCTTCTTCAAATGGATGGGTCAGTATCCATAGTGTAGGAGGAACTGATACAGCGTGGCCCACATCCTATACAACAGTAGTATCTTTTTATGCATCTGGCACTGGGGCTAATGTAGGATATATTCAACAAAGATATGTAACCGCTTCAGGCACAGACCATTGGTTATTTTTATTATTAGATAAAGTAACGAAAGAAATTATATGTGCTTATTCCGCACCTGACCACCCTGCGTATGGAAATGGAGGGGACTTTGATAAAATGCCTCATCCTTTTGGTTCTTACGATGAAACCAAACACGAGATAGTCCTTGTTGACCAAGAAACTATTGCAGAATTGAAGACACAGGTTACAAAAGAAAAGAGCTTGCTTACTTTAGTAAATGAATTATACAAACCAGATATGGCAAAGGAAGAAGTTTATAAACCCCTACATTCTGGAAAATATTTGACCGAAGATAATAAACAGGTAAAGGAATTAGTAAAAACTATTCCTGATTATATCAAGGTTAGGAAACTTATAATTAAATAGTCTTAGAATTTTAAGGAGTAAATTGATATCTGAACTCCTGCAAATTGCGAAGTTGTGTGATAGACGTAACGAATGGACAGAAGAACAATGGATAAAAACATTAACGAATTGTGTATCAAAAAGTCAGTATATTTTAATAGTAGAGGGAAAAGAAATAATAGGGTTTTCCTGTTGGCTTTTTATAAAGGACTTAGAGAAGGTAGATAATAAATATATTGAACACCCAGAAGGAAGAATTGCTTATATCCAATGTGCTTATGTCAAAAAAGGACACAAGGGATTGCTTAATAGAATGATACGAAAAGGCGTAGAGGATAATGAGGAAGCAACCCATATATTCTTTTGTGATGATGAGAAAAATAATAGAAAGTTTTTAATACCTATCAACAAATGGAGGTAATAAATGTTAAAAGATTTACTTGGAAAAGGGCATTTACACCATAAAGAATATGAACCATTGGAAAATGGAAAGAAACTTTGGAAGGGGGAAACAACGATTCAGGCGACACCAACTACGCCAGCTCCTTCAGCAGGTGAGTCAGCGGCACAAATCGCAGAAGCAAAATTAAAGTATGACCCATTAACCGCCGCATCTGATTGGGCTATCCAACAACAATATGTTCCTCAACAGGCGGCTTTATATCAGAGTATGTATAATCAATATATGCCCCAGATGGCAAAAACACAACAACAGACCCAACAGGAACTTTATCCCTATCAAAGTCAGATTGTAGAACAAGGGGCTCAGTCGGCACTCTCAAGATTACAAAATCCTGACTATATGACACCACAAGAACAACAGGCACTTGATACTCAAAGAGGTCAACAGGTTTCTGCTATGCAACAAGCTATGCGACAAAGAGCTAATTTAGGTGGTGGGCTTTTTGGAGGTCGTGCCGCAGGAGCAGAAGCAAGAAGTATGCAAGATTTATTAGGTCAGTTTGAAACTTCAGATTATCAAAGAAGAATGAGTGCAGGACAAGCGGCACAACAAGCACTCACTCCTTATATGCAAATTTTATATCCGCAGGTAGGAACACAACAACCGAATACAAGTGCATATCAATATCAATCAGCAGTTCCAAGTGCTGATACTTTATATAATGCTATTTATGGGGCAAGTCAGCCACAGTATTTTCAAACTAAAGCGGGTTCAGGAACATCATTAGGTCTTTTAGGTCAATGGGGAAGTTATTAAGGGGGTAAATTATGCCAGCGATTTTATTAGCAATTTTAAAAATGTTAGGAACTGCCGCAATGACAGGTGCAAAGGCAGTAGGTAAGGGTGCGACAGCAGTTGGTAAATGGGGTTTAAATAGGATGCAACAGGGGGCAGGATTAGGAAAATTAACTGAGGCGTTTGCTTCTGATAAGGGAGGGAATACTCCACAAATGTTAGCAGGAACGGCTTTTGACCCTAAAAAATATGGCATAGAACAAACCCCCAATGTTGATTTAGGAAGAATAAGAGTTCCTGGACCAATGGGGCAATCAATTCAGGGTCAAGGCGAAGCAATGCCTGGATATGGTATGACTTCAAATAGAATACCACCTGCATATTTACAGATGGGTCAACAACAAGGTGGACAACAAAATCCAGATGTGGGTTTTATAAGAGGAATGATTAACTCTCTTACTGGACAACCACAACCAGAAGGATTACAAGATGTTTCTCAGGGTAGAAAGACTGCTTATTACGCTGGGGGGGTAGTGCCTAATATAGTTATGTCTAAGTTAGGGCAACCTTCGTCGGCAGAGGCGACATCACAACAAGCACAAATAGTAAACACTAAATTGACTACTAGGGATAAACAACAACAAATTAGTTTACAAAGTGATTTATCAAAAGCCACTGTTTTAATGCCTAAATTATCTCCAGAGCAAAAGGATAGTTTATTTAATGAACTTGTTGCTAAATATCCAGATAGTCCAACAGAGATTAGAAGGATTTTGTTTCCAGAAGAATATTATGGTAAAAATCAAACGGGTATGAATCAAATGAGGGAAGCAATATTTGGTGGTAGATAAAATGGATATAAATTGGGAAAAATACGAAAAGGGTAATTCTACTCAAAAAGATATTAACTGGGATAAGTATGGAACACCAGTTAAGAAGAATATTGATTGGAATAAATATGAACAGGCGACTACTACTCAAACAGTCGTTCCTACCCAAGAATCTCCTATCTCTCAAGATATCCTTTCTTATATTAGACAACATCCTTTCAAAACTGTTTTACAACCTGTCTCAAAAACTCTTGGTGGTAAATCTCCCAAAGAAAAGTTAATGGAGAAGTTTGCAACCAAGTCGGGTGGGGAAAGATATACACCCGCTTTTTTAAGGTCTTTTATAACTGGGGTAGCAGGAGATGTTGGTGATATAGCGACTACACCTGCTTCCTATATTCCATTACCCATTGGTAGATTATTAGGAAAGATACCTATGGCGGGAACTACTTTAGGTGAGATTGCAACGAAAGTTCCAGTTGGTAAGGGATTTATAAAAGGCGTTGGGGAATTGGGAAATAAGGTTACCCAACCTATCGCAGAAGAAATACTACAACAAAACCCTATCCAAAAAATAACCCAAGCATTAAAAGAAGCCAAACCAATTAGAGGACAACAAGAAAAGTTATACGCCATAGAAAGGTCTAAGAGGGCGGGGCAAATAATTGAAGTAGGACAAACAGTTCCTGGCGAGCAGGGATATTTTGCACAACTTAAAGCATTAAAGGGTGAACTACCAAAGGTTCAATTTGAGGGAATTAGGGGTAAAGTAAATCAACCAGACATTGACTCTTTATTTAATGTAGTAGAACAACATCCAGTATTATCTCCCTATGAAAAGATTTCAACTAAAACAGGACTTAGTAAATTATTAGGTGCAGAGGGTGGTTCTGTTCCAACTGAGGGAGAATTAAAACTACTTGGTCAAGTATTTCCCCCCGATTTTATAAAAACGGTATTATCTAAAAGACCTCTTATGCAGAAAGTATTTGAGGGAACAGAAGAGGTATTAAATGTTCCCCGTGCAATTATGGCAAGTGCTGATATGTCCGCACCCTTGCGACAAGGTTTATTTTTAATCGGCAGACCAAAACAATGGTTACCCGCATTTAGGGATATGTTTAAGTATGCCTTTAATGAAAAATCATATCAAGGTTTAATGCAAGATATATCCAAAAGACCTACTTATTCTTTAATGAAAGAGGGGGGTCTTTCACTTACCGATATAGGAACAACACTTGTTGGTAGGGAAGAAAAATTTATGTCTAATCTTGCCGAAAAAATACCAGTGTTAGGTCATATAGTAAGGGGTTCTAATCGGGCATATACTGGCTTCTTAAATAAACTAAGGGCAGATGTTTTTGATGATATGGTAGGGTTTGCTCAAAAACAGGGACTTCCCATAGAAGGTAAATTATTAAAGGATATAGGAAATTTTATTAGTGCGGCAACTGGAAGGGGTAAATTACCTGGAGCATTAGAGAGGTCTGCGGTAACTTTAAATTCTGTCTTTTTCTCTCCCCGTCTTATGGCTTCAAGAATAAATCTACTTAATCCTATTTATTATGTGAAACTTGACCCATTCGTCAGGAAAGAAGCATTGAAGTCTTTATTAACCTTTGCGGGAACAGCAATTTCAGTTATGACTTTGGCAAAGATGGGGGGAGCAAATGTAGGGACAGAATCAAGAAGTGCCGATTTCGCTAAGATTAAAACAGAAAATACCCGTTATGATATTTGGGGTGGTTTTCAACAATATCTTAGATTAGCCACACAACTAATAACTGGAGAACATATCAGTTCTACTACTGGGGTAAAGACTACTGTCGGCGAAGGATATAAACCATTAACACGAACCGATATTCTTGGGAGATTTTTAGAAACAAAAGAAGCACCCGTAGTTACATTTGCTCTTGGACTTTTAAGGGGACAAAATAATTTAGGTAAAGAGTTTAATATTCCCCAAGAGGTTGCTCAACGATTTACTCCTATGGTAATTCAGGATATGTTTGATTTATATAAAGAACGAGGATTAGAAGGAATAGGAATGGGTATTCCTGGGATATTTGGAGTAGGATTACAAACTTATTCTCCGACTCCCACAGAAATAGTTTATTCTTCAAAGTCGGTTATACAACACACTAAAGAATTACTTAATCAAGGTAGAAAAGAAGAAGCAAGAAGGTTATTTCTTAGGAATGAAAAGTTAATGAAGATGGGTGAAAAACTCGCACCTCTACAAGATGAATTGTCTAAATTAGAAAAAGCGAAAGATTTTGTAATTAAGGCGGTTGACCTTACTCCTGAGCAGAAGAAAAAAGGACTTACTTATACAGATATGATGATAAAGAAGTTCGGGCAAAAAATGCAGGAGAAATATAAGGAGATTAAGGGGAATTAAACAGGGGTAGTATCAATATCCATACCATACATACAACAAGAACCGAAATACTTATTGCTTCTAATATATTCATTTTTGCTCTTTCAAATCCTTAGCAGTTATTACCTTGTATTTTTGGAATAACTTAATTTCAGAGGCACTCATTGGTTGTTCATTGAGCCATTCTTCAAAGGTAGGTATAGGTTGAGGGGTAAGTTTGGCTTTTTCTCGTTCAAGATTTATTTTTTCCATTTCAACTTTGAAGGTGTCATAGCGGGAAACATATTGACCTTTTGCTTCTAACATTTGAGCAGATGCTTTGCGACCCTGACCGACACCATAACCAATACCTGCGGCTAAAAGACCGACAGCACAACCTTGCAGAAAAGGAATTAAAACTAAAATGATTACAAACTTTTTCATTAAATTAACTATACACTATAAACATAACTTTGTCAAGGAGTAAATATGTCGCTAACACCAGGAAGGAATGAGTTCGGTGTGTTTGAGACACCGCCAAATACAATTTCAGACGGTTCACAAACCGTAACCACCGCAGGAACAGCAGTTCAACTCTCTACAACTTCAATACCCTGCAAGAAAGTCCTCATTACTGCTTTAGGGGCTAATTCTGGGAATATCTGGGTTGGGGGTTCAACGGTAGCAAATGGCAGAGGAAAGCAACTCGTTCCCTTACAAGATGTGGAAATTGATATAGACGACTTGAATAAAGTTTACATTGACTCGACATCTGACGGTGATGGCGTAGCGTTCCTTTATGTAACTTATTAGGAGAATTATGCGTAAATTATTTATTATATTAGCGATACTCTGTTTTGCAAGTAATTCTTACGGTGCTTTTCCGCCTGTTAATTGGATTGAACAAGATGGTTCTCCTTCAGTTTTTCCTACCAAAGTAAGATTTCCCAATACTTCATTATCTAATACCGCCACAGGATTAGTAGTTACTTTTTCGGGGGGTGGTTCTGGTGATATGCTCAAAGCCACCTACGATACAGATGTTAATAATATAGTTGATAGTTGCGATAAAATCGGCACTCTTACAACTGGCAAATGGTGTATTGAAAGCGGAGGTAAGGTAGTATGCACTGAAAATGCCCCTGCCGGTGCCGGTGATGTTACTGATGTAGGCGACTGCACAGGTGGTGCTTGTCTTGACGGCACCTCAGATGGCGGGACTTATATCAGTTTTTATGACCCACAGGGGGCAGGGACTTTAATTATTCCAGATATTGCAGGTGCGGTTACTTGGACACTTCCTACCACAGGGGGAACACTTATACATACCGAAGTCGACCCCACAGTAGATACTTCTGCTGAAATTCAGACGATACTTGGAAAAGCCGATACCTCAACTAATGGCTATCTCTGGTCAACCGACTGGAATACCTTTAATGACAAAATGGCTGGAACGCTTGCTAAAGATTTAGTAACTACCACTCCTTTAGCTGGTGGGACCGACAACATACTTCCAGGTGCGGAAGCTGATATAACTTTATCTATCACTAAAGCAGATACAACTACAAACGGTTATCTTTGGAGCACAGATTGGAATACATTTAACGATAAAATGGCTGGCACTTTAGCCAAGGATTTAGTTACGACTGCACCCATTACAGGCGGCACAGATAATATTTTACCTGGAGCAGAAGCAGACATTACAATAGCCATACCAAAAGCAGACACTACAACAAATGGTTATTTATGGTCAACCGATTGGAATACTTTTAATGGAAAAATGGCTGGGACACTTGCTAAAGATATAGTCGCAGGTGTAGGTCTTTCAGGTGGCGAGAATGATGTCTTGCCTGGTGCTGACGCAGATACTACTTTAACCTTTGACGCTACTGAACTTGGAAATTTAACTTGGGGTTCGGGTGCAGGTATTGTTTGGACTATTGACTTGGCTACTGATGTAACAATGACCTGGACAACTGCGAAAACGACATTTTCTGGAACGGTAGATGTTGCGACTTTAACGGAAGGCACAAATGCTGTTTACAATTCTACGGAAACACCAGGAGGAGAACTCGGTGGCACTTGGGCTTTACCTACAATAGACGATAGCGTAGCAGTTACCTCTTGGAACTTAACTACACCTACCATTACTACAAGTTTAACCACTTCTACACCGACTACACTTTCAGCCGCCGAATTAGACCGATTGGATGGATTAGCTGGAATAATTACAACTGATGTTACTGCTTGCACAGATTTAGAAGGCGTAGGCTTAGCCATAGATACGGCAGTGCTTAAATTTGCTCCTGCCGAAGTTATCGCTCCCACTTGGGGAGCTGGAGCTCAACAGGTATGGACTTTTGACCTTGCGACTGATTATACAGTTACTTGGACGACAGGACTGGCTACATTTTCAGGGGATATTACTGTATCGGGCGGAGATATAAAAAGTGGAAATATCTCTTTTACAATCGGAGATGCTACAACTGATACTATCGCTTTGACTACAGATGGAACGGGAAATGGCGAATTAACTTTGCCTGCCGATAGTTTAGGTCTTGTAGATATAGACTGGGGAACAGGTGCGGGACAAGTGCCATTGAGTAAGAGTTTTCAATTATCAGGCACAGTATCCACTGCTTCTGATTATGGGACTTTATGGAAAACTCCTGTGGCGATTACTATAACAAGTGTCAATGTTACTGCCACTGGAACTTCGTGGTCTGCTACTTGCCATCTCGACGAGTGTGATGCGAATGGGGCGAACTGTGCAGGAGTAGACGGGGCTACGGATATAACTGTTACATCTGGCACAAACGCCGCAGATGACGCATCTTTGAGTAACCCCTCGATAGATGCGAATGACTGGGTAGGATTTCACATCACGGCAACTACCTGGACAACTGGCGGAGTTGTAGGGGTAACTTTTAACTATACTCAATAATATGAAAAAACTCTTTCTACTTTTATCTTTCCTTTTCCTCACCTCAACTTGTTTTGCTCAAGAAAAGAATATCACTCCTATTGCTAATACTAAAGCATATAAAGTTACTCTGGGCGAAGCCAATGATGAAGTTATTATAGGCGATAAGAATGCTTCTCAATTTACTGCTTTTAAGCCCCAGATAACCTTTACCAAGTGGAAGGACAAGTCTGGCAAGCCAGAAAACTCCCTCACCATAAAACCCCTCTTTGATATTCCTAACGCCGTAACCTCACTCATAGGAAATAAAATTGAACACAAAGGGGATAAGATAGGTTGGTATGCTAATCCCGACCCTGATAATTCAGAGAACCTTAAATTCGGTCTTATCCTCTATGAGAAACCTGCCACGAATGTATTCCAATTTCAGTTAGAGGGGTGGGAGGAGTTTGATTTCTTTTATCAACCGCCACTTAAAAACCAAAACCCTGATGGTTCTACTTGGGAAGATAATGGATACTGTGGAATAAACAAAAGACCTGTTGAAGTAAATGGTAGTTATGCGGTATATCACAAAACAAAAGCAAATCATATTATCGGACAAGTTAATTATGGATGCGGGAAATTCGGTCATTATTATAGACCACGATTATTAGACGCAGACGGTAAATTTGTTTGTTGGGTGGATTTACATATTGAAAATGGTGTTTATACTTTAACGGTTGACCAGAAAATATTAGATACAGCAAAATATCCCCTCAAGTTTAATGATTGGTTTGGAACTCAAGGAATAGGTGGAACAGAAGGAGATGCTTCAAGTGGGTATGGAATAGTTGCAAAAGCAATAACAAATCCTACAGGTGGAACACTCACAAGTATAAGTCATTATATTAGACGAAAAGGAGTAAATGATTTATTGGTAGCATTATATTCTGATGTTTCAGGAACTCCTACTACAAGACTCGCCTATACCTCAACGGGAACTGCTTGTCCCGCCGCCGATGACTGGTGCACTACTGATATTAGTTATGGAAGTTTAACCGCAACTCAATACTGGTTGGGGGCAGTAGGAAGCACAAGTGTTGGATTTTACTGGCATTACGATGACGGAACTAAACAGGAAAGTTATAAGTCAATGGGAACTACCTGGCCTGACCCCTGGAGTGGGACTTTTGAAAACCGTATTCCAAGTGCCTACGCCACCTACACCCCAGCAGGGGGGGTAGACACAGCAACAGTAACTTTTGTGAATTAAATGAAAAGACCCAGTATATCAAATAACCTTGTTTATTCTAACTCTATAAGAGTAGGGTTGCTGGGTCTTGTTTTTATATTGGGGTGTAGTCCAGTATCTAATTATATCCGCTTTACAGATTTTAAAAAGTATTCGGAATATAAAAAAGCGGGAATGGTTAAAGAATATATTGACGAGAGAGGAAAGATTGCGATGGCAGAGAGGATAAGATGAAAAAATTGCTATTATTTGTTTTATTATGTTTACTTCCGGCCCTGTGTTTTGCAGATTATCTTGTAGAATATGAATGGACAGAAACAAAAAAAATGGGTTGGAAATGTGATTGTCCACCTATGGAAGAAGTAAACTTAACTATAAATTGTTGTTGGAATGATTATTGGACAATAACCAATGCCTCTTTAAAAATATTTTCTACTTTAGAAGAAGTTAGGAATTTTAGCAAAAATTATAAAATCACGAATATTTATATATTGGGAGAAAAAATTTCTTCTATGGGCGGATTATTTTTAGAAGATAAAAATACTATACTTCCAACTGGTGAAATCGGTGATAATTAAAAAACTCCGCAAGGCAAATAAAGTGCATATTAAAATTCTGATTTGGCGAAGGGAAAGGAAATTACAATAAAGGGGGAAATTATGATGAATGGCGACCGTAGACAAGATGTAGGGCTAAAAATAGTCTATGCTTTATTGACAGGGATTATTGCCATAATGTTGACTGTTTTCTTTATGAAAACTTATAACTTAGCAGAGGGAGCAACTGACCTATCCCAAGAGAATAAAAAGGACATTGCGGTATTGCAACAATGTATAAAGGGAATAGATTTATCTCTCGCTAAAATGGATATAAAACTTGACACTTTATTGAGTGTGAGGAAATGACAGAAAACCGTAAACAATTTGGCTGTCCTATACACGACAGAGTTTTCTTGTGCAGACAAGATGATGAGATAATCTGTGTTGCTTATGGGTGCGAATGGAAAGTACCAGCCCGCAGACAGACTGATACCGAGATAAAAACTTTAGGCGAAGTTAAGAAAGCATTTAGGGAATAAGGGGGTGAAGAATGAATAAATTAACCAGTGGCAGGTATCTATTAACGGTGATTTGCGGGATTGTGTTTGCCTATGGAGTTTACAGTAAGTTAATTCCACCTGACGCAACTGTTAGCATTATTTCAATGGTGTTCATTTCTTATTTTAACCGTGCAGATCGCACACAGAACGGAACTAAATGAGCAATAAACTTTCCCCTATTCCACAGGCAGTATGTTCTTTGTTTGTTTATATTATTTTCCCAATAGTAATGTTATTTTCGTGTATATACGATTTGGCTTATAAACTATTTCAAAAGGAGGAGAAATGAGAAAACTTATTTTTATAGCATTGGCAATATGCTTCGTTATTGCTGGATGTAGGCAAGTAAAACCAGCACTTGCACAGGATTTAAATATCTCATTAAAACAAGGATTTGTTTATCTATGGAAAGATAACGCAGTAAAAAACCTTACCACCATAGAAACGGTGCATACATTACCAGTAGAAAGCTGGGGCAAGTGGAACGCCATTATTGACGGATGGACTCTTGATGTGGGGGCGGTTTGGGATGCTTCAGGAATAAATGATGGTGCAATAATGTTAGGCAGGGAATTTGGAACACTTGGTAAATATTTACCTTTGTCTTTTCCATTCAAAGATAAACTTAAAATAACACTTTACCCGATAGGCATATACATAAGGGATATATTTAACCAACCTAAACTTACGGCGGCTTCTGGCGGGGCATTTGTGAAATTGGAAGTAAAATTTTAGAGGTATCTATGATAAATCCTTTAATAGAACAAGGAACAAGTCTGGTTTGGCATAGTATAAAACGCACACTTTCCGTATTATGTGTATTGGCTGTAATTGCTCTTTTAGGACTTGGGGTTAAAAGATTATTGTATCCACCTAAAACAGAAAATTATTCCCAGCTCGTTCAGGCAGGGGGTTCTAATACTAATATAGAATATCACTATTACCCGAATAAAAAAGTTTTGGGATTAGGTTTAACGCTTTGGGGATGGGATATTGGGATAATGAAATATGATTATCCTAAAGAGGTCAAAAAATGAAGCTTATCGTCCTTTTAGTCGGAGCAATTCTTGGGGGAGTGCTTAATAGAATGGGAGGCACTTCTTTAGGGACAAAGTGGCGGGATTTAGGTGTTTCTGCCCTATCCTGTCTTGTTTTAGTCCTCACAGGCGTAGTTCATACCCCAATCCAATACTTATCCTTATTACCTTGTGCCTTGCTAATGTATGGGGCATTAACAACTTATCGCTACTTTCTGCCTAAGCCAAAAGACTATAAATTTTATCACTACTCACTTCACGGATTTATGGTTTCTTTTGCGATATTTCCTTTAATGTTCTTTACAGGGAGTTGGTTATGGTTTGGGGTAAGAGTTGGAGTTTGCACAATAGGTGTAGGTTTGGTATCACACCTAATTGATAAAGATTGGCTTGAAGAGTTTTTAAGAGGATTTATTCTGGTAGCAAGTTTAGGATTGTTCTTAATATAAGGAGGTTCTATAAAAGACCACATAGGAATAATCTCTGACACCCATTTGCCTTTTGAGTTACCCAATTATTTAGATTTTTGTTTACAGATTTTCCACCGTTGTAAATGCAATACTTTCGTTCATATCGGCGACCTCGTAGATAACCACGCTATAAACTACCACGAACACGACCCCAATGGTAAATCCCCCAAAGATGAGATAGAAGAAGCCAAGAAGCGTTTAAGGAACTGGTATAAAGCATTTCCCAAGCTTTATCTATGTAGAGGTAACCACGACAGAATGGTTGACCGCAAGGGTAGGACAGAGGGACTACCAGAGTGCGTTTTTAGACCTTTTAGGGAAATATGGAACTTGCCGAAAGGGTGGAAAGATGACTTTAGTTTTACTCTCTATAATGTAATCTTTGAACACGGAACAGGTTATTCTGGAGATAACGCCCATTTAAAAGCCGCTTATAACAATCGTCAATCTACGGTTATAGGGCATACTCACGCACACGGGACAATAGGATACCTTGCCAATGAGAAAGATTGTATATTTGGAATGAATGTCGGATGCGGAATAGATAGGCATACTTACGCCTTTGAGTATGGTCGGGACTTTAAAAAGAAGCCGATTATAGGTTGTGGCGTGGTTACTGACAATGGTCGCTTTGCTCAAGTGTTTCCTATGGAACTATGATGTCTGTTCAACGAATGAACGATATAAAGGGAGAAATCGGAACTATAAGCAAATCAATAACTTACAAGAAAACCACTTGTTGTGATATTTACATAACTATCGCTTATAGAGAGGATGAGCCAGAAAAGATAGATTATATCCGTTTAATCGCCTCATCAAAACAAGGAGGATGTCCTGTTTCCTTTATGGAAGCCCTTGCAGATACCCTAACTTTTAGCATAAGACGCATTAGAAACGAACACGAAGCCACATCCATAATCAAGAACCTAAGATACCACAAGTGTCTTGCGTGTCCACCAAATAAAGACCATTCTACAAGTTGCTCGGATGCCATTGGACAAGTTTTACAAAAAGTCCTGAAAATAGATGAAAAAAAAGAAAAAACATCAACCTAATCATCAACCTAATCATCAACTTGATTGTAAAGGTATCCAACTAAAAGGGAAAGAACCCCAGATTGGCAAGATAACCTTTTCCAGAGAACCACCAATGGCACCATTAGGCGATTTGGGAAAGTGGTAATGTTTAGTAGAGTAAACACTTGTTTAGTAAAGTGAACATAGTTAACATTTATGTAAAGTTACCGTAATCGTCAAAAAACATCATTTTTGATTATTAACAGAAATAAAACCTATTTTAATATAGATTAAAACCTATGCCTGATATAACACTTTGCTTGAATAAAGGATGTAAGAAAGCCAAGAAATGTTATCGCTTTATGGTTGAACCAGATGAATATCAATCTTATTCCCATTTTGATTATAAAGAGGATTGCAAGTATTATATGCCACTTGAGGTAGGTATGACTAAATATAACGCCATAATGTCTAAAATAATTAAAAAAGGTAAACCCGTTGCAGAAACCCTTATAGAGATGCTGGATGAAGCAGGTAAGTATAAAATTAAAGACCAATAGTTCTCACTGCCAGTGATAAGGTTATCACGAAAGGAGAAAAATGAAACTAAAAGAAGAAATAGAAAACATAGTGGGCGAATGGTTGTGTCAGCAACAAGTATCTATTTGTGATGATAGGTGTGATATTCTTGTAAAACGAATAATGCGGGTTATAGATAAAAAAGCCAATGAAATAGACGTTTTAGAAATGATTAAAAGCCTAATGTGGAATGCAGATAAAAGAAAAGCTCTTTCTTATGGTGATATAGGTGAATATGTAGAAAAAGGAATAAGGGAGAAACTGAATGGAAGAACTTAAAAATATAAAAATTACAGTAGAAGCGTATGGGGAGAAAATGGTTTTAGAATTTCCTGACGAAGTAGATATGGAGGATTTAATACAAAAATTCATTAGTATCGCTAGTTTTTTAACCTTTTCAGCTGATTTAATAAATGAATACTTATTAAAAGATGAAAAAGAATAATATAACCTTTGTGATACATCCAACACCTTATTCCGATTTTGATATTTTGTGTCTTGGTGATTACTCTCTGTTAACTAAACTATCAAAGGTTAACAAGGGGTCGGATTTAATTAAGTCATCTAAATTTGGGGGTGTGTCGCTTTTAATTATGGATACCTGCGACTCTTTAAGAGACGCGATGAGTTGTATTAAAGAATGTGAGAAACTATACAAGGATTTCTTAAACCATACAACGAATTGTAAAGGTAAGGAAGTAAGGAAGTGAAATGTTTTGATTGTCCCTCATTTGATAAAGAAGATAGAATTTGCACTTGCGAACCATCAGAGATTGACGATACCTTATGTCTTTTAAGAAACATCTGCTGGCTCTTAAACATTAAAATCCAAGATGACCGAGACATAGAAGATGAGGGCGAGGAGTGGAAAGGTGAACCTCAATCCTGATAAAACAGAAGTCCTCTGCCAAATCTGCGGGGAATGGAAAAATCTCAATACCGAAACCCTGTGGTTAGTCCGAGATGACGAAGTCGTAGAAATTAGGTGTATAAAATGCGATGTTCTTCTAGGATATGATTTTGATATTCCAGATTTTTAACCCCTAACCACCCTGACATAAGGGGCAGGTTTTAAGCCCTTAACCTCTTTGAGTTTTATGTAATCGTCCATTAGGTCTAACATACTAGTTTTAATTGCGTGAGATATGGAAATCCGCCCACTTTGAATATCAAGATATTCCATAAAGAAATAATCAATCATATCAGAAAACAACCGTTGATGGCTTATGTGGAATAATCCGCAGATGTGGTTGACTTTATCCTGTTGGTGAGTTGTTAAGCGGAAACCGAGTTGATGTCTTTTGCCTTCGTTATCATAAACTGACATCATATCCACCTCCTAAATTGTAGTGATTCTGAAAGCGTTTTCAATGTATATCTTAAATATCTTGTGCTAACTAAAGCGATATGATATATTTACAGAATGAAACGAGGAAATTATATCTCCGTGAGGGTCTGCGAGGAACTAAAAAAGGACTTGGAATTGGAAGCGGAAACCCACCATTTAAGCCTATCCCATTTTGTCTATCTTTGCCTGAAGTGTTGCCTAAACCACCAGAGGTTCAATCACTCCAGATGCCCGAAGTGCAAAAAAAGACTTGACAAATAAAGGTTTTCTTATATAATAATGCTTATGGTGAGATTGCAGGGTTTACATAAGATACATCAAAAGAAACTAACAAATTTCCTTTTTCCCGACGGAGATTTGTTTTCAAAGAACAGAGGCGATTGTCTTGTTAGCAGAATGTTAGCAAGATGGTCGCCTTTTGTTTTTCAAGTATAACACAAAATGAATAAATTTTCAAGGAAAAAATAAAATGAGAAATAAAGACCTGCGAAATCGTTATTGCTTAAACTCACTCGTCTTTAAAGGAGCTATTGCCGTTCTGGTGATAGCTTCTTTGCTTTCGCAGGCAAGGGCGAGTGAGCCTATTATTGATACCTCAAAAGCTGTTATTCATCATTCCGCAAGCCCTGATATGTCAGCAAAGGTAATTGATAAATACCACAAAAGTAAAGGTTGGAAATGTATAGGTTATCATTTTGTAATTAGAACTAATGGTGATATTGAAAAAGGCCGCCCCTTAACAATGAAAGGCGCACACGCAAAAGGTAGGAATAATTATATCGGAATATGTCTGACTGGATATGACCACTTTACAAAAGCACAGATTAAATCCCTTTGTTTCTTGCTCAATAAATTAGGGGTTAGCCATATTGAAAGACACCACGAAAAATGTCCGGGTAACGGATTGGATATGCAGTATGTAAGGAATAATTTAGTAAAGAAAGAGATTGTTTTGGTTGGGAGGGCAAAATGATTTGTGAATTATGTGAAAAGGAAGTAGAAACATTATTTAAAACTCTTTACAACAATGAGGATTATAAAATGCTCTGTCCAAAATGTTTTGGTTATGAAACTGACAGGGGAGATATGGAATATGAACGCCAAAAAGAGGAGGGAATATGACCGAAATAGATAAACTTGACAAGCAATACCGAGATGATTGCGATAAGGTTCAGGATTTTATTAGTTGGTTAATAGAAACAAGACAACGAATGTGCGAAACTTACGAATTAAAACGCAAGGAATTAAAAAGCATAGACACAATGTTAAATGATTTAGCCAAAGAGGATGAGGTAAAAAATGCGAAGGTATGATTACCAAGAAAGATGTTGCGAGAAATGTTTGACTTTACTAACTCCCGAAGCTTTTAGATATCATACAGAGGTAGAATGTTTTTGGGCAGATTTAAAGAATATTAAATTACAAAAAGAAATAGAGGCATTTAAAAAGGAGGTCTAAGTGGAGTGCGTAATGTGCGACAAAGAAATGAAATTAGTTCCCGCAGGGAAATCAAAAAAGTCAGGTAAAGCTTATGACGCTTTCTATTCTTGTGAGTGCGGACAAACTTTTAATCCGCCCAAAGGAACAGAAGTAAGGACTTCAATGGTTCATAATCCAATAGAAAAACCTAAAGTCAATGGATTTCAACCCGATATGCGACTTTCATACAGAAAAGACTTAATGGTAGCAATAATCAATAAATGGCAAGATGTAGTAGATACCATAGTAATGATTGATACCTTTAACACCCTTTGGGCTGAAATAGAAAAATGATTGAATTTGGACAAGAAAAACATACTGATACATTTTGCCCCACCTGCGGGCTTCCTTTACTTTTAGACGGGAAGTGCAAGAGATTCCATACTTCCCCAAAGAAAGAAAGAAGTAAAGAACAACACGGAAAGAGTAAAAGTCCTCAAAGATGGTACAACTACGAGCAAGGAGGAATAAATGGCAAACCCTCAATGTGAGAATGGTTATACCAAGATTTCCAACGAATTATTAGAAGCTATATGTTTAAAATTTAATGACTCAAACTGTTTAAGGGTTTTTATGTGTTTAATTAGATATACTTATGGCTACCATAGGAAAGAAGTAGAAGCAAGTTATAAAACGATTGCTAAATGGGCTAAAATGCCCGAAGAAACCATAAGACAAATAATAGATATACTTAAAAGGGCAAAACTGATTATAACTTTTCCTTTAGCAGAGAATAGTTTAAGAGTAGGAATAAACAAGAATTATGACGAATGGTTACTTTAAATATAATAAAGATAATAGATACTAAAGATAATAAAGATAATAGAAACTTGTGGATAACTCAATAGAAAAATACTTAAACCTCGTAGTTTCAATGGGTTCGCTTGTGGATAACCTGTTAATAACCTGTGCATAGTCTAAATGCCTACTTATAACTTCAAAAAACACCTCCATAAAAACTCTGCTAAAGGCAAGGGCGGTTGTTATTCTTCTTGGAAATCTGTCCGTAAGAACCATATCCAGCGGAAATCCCTTGCTAAGAAAATCATTAAAAAGTATTTGAACGACTTTTGGGGCAAATTCAATAATGCAAATTCCCAAGATAGATTAGATTTATTAAAAGAAGCCTCTTACCAGAAATACCATTATTGGTTTAGTTATCTTAAAAACCGTAAACCAAGCCACAGGATGACCAATATCCCTTGCAGGGTTTGTGGTGATAAACCTACCCTTACCCACCATATAGTTTTAGTCAAGAACGGGGGTATTAACAAGCAATGTAACCTTATTCGTCTTTGTGAGCTTTGCCATGCCCAAATACACGAATGGCTTTTAAAAGAAATGATTGAAAAAGAAGAAGCAATTATATTAGGCGAAATGAACGATTTTATAAATCAACCAAATACCTAATGCCTACCAAGCAAGAATGGAAATCAATTACCAGAAAAGCCCAATGGGTCAAGAAATCAAAACTGACCAAGAAAGAACTAAGGGATATACAAGAAGGAGTTTTGGCTTTAGAGAGGTTAGGAATTTATAAGAAACCGGATTGGGAAGGGGGAAGGGATGAAAGATGAAATGGAAAAACAAATAGAAACAATCAGGGGGTTAATTAGGGAATTATATAATAAAAATCCTTATATGAGATTAAGCAATATTAGATTAACTTGGAAACCTGACAGTGTTATGAGTATGGGAAGAAGCTTAGATGAAATTATATTTGAATTCACAAACGCAGAATAGGGAGTCCTAAATGTTAGACCATACCGATGATGCTTCAACTCAAATGCAAAAACTAATTACAGCTACCAATGAAGTAGAAAGATTGACCGCTGAATTGATAGTAAGCGGTGGGGTTCTTAATGACGCTATTGGTAGGCACGCAGAGAATAAAGCTAAATTAAAACTCCAAAAAGAAATAATAAATTCCCTAAAAATTATTATCAGGGCAGAGGGGAGTCATTTGTAATGTTGTGTAAATTAGGTTTTCATAGATGGAAATATAAACGCAAAGGTTGTGGAGACCCAATGTTTGATTTACTTTTTTGGACTACTACACGATATTGTGAAAGATGTGAAAGAATAGAAAGGGCGGATGTAATTGCATCTCCTTGGATACCTATAATTTTTAAGAAAGTAAATGTTTGATTTTTATGTTACTTGCAAGTTTTGTGGGAAAAAAGATTTACACGGATGGCATCCTATTTGGAAACAAAGACAAGTATGTATTCCTTGCCAAGAGAAAATGTATGCGAGACACAAAGTTTGGATGGATAAATTATATGAGAAAAACCACAAAGACCATTAAATCAGAAAGCGAATATGGCTCGTAAAATTACCAAAACGGGACTAACGAGAAAATTAGACAAGGCGGTGTCAGATGTGGTCAGGGCAAGAGGAAAATGTCAAAGGTGCGGAAAGAAAAATGTCCAATGTTGCCACATCTTCGGGAGAACCTACTTAAATACGAGATGGTTGTTAGATAATTTATTAGCACTTTGCCCAGATTGCCATATGAACTTCGCTCACAAGCAACCTATTCTATTCACGGAATTTGTAAGAAAACTTTTGGGAGAAGATAAATATAATTTGCTCAAAGAGGCACACAACTTGATTTATAAACCAACAATAGAAGATTTAGAGATTAAATTAAAAGTCTTAGAGGAAATAAGGTAATCTTTAGCAAGGAGGTTAAATAGACTATGGCGGTTAGGTGGCGTGAAGAACGCAGGGGACTTAAAGACTCGCAACCTTTAAGCGTTAGCCAAGCCAGAAGTGAACGGCTACGACAAAATAATGAGCCAGTAGGTGGAAATCCTACCCTGACCGCCAAGTAAGCAAGGAGGTTAAATAATGGACAAACAAATTATCTCGGAGGTGTAAGATGAAGAAGAAAAGTCTGGTGGGATGGACAAGAAAGAATTGGCAACAGGAATTTTATAAGCACGATATAACTGGTAGGATTTTATCCCCTGAGATTTATAGTTCTGTTCTTAAAACAGTGAAAGAGGTGTTGGATGAATTGGAGAAAGTGTTGATGAACACTTATAAAGCTGATGGGTGTGTTACTTCTGCAATAACAGAGATACATAAAATTCAAGCCCGCACCCAATTAGACGCACTCTATAAGGAGAAGTATCTGGGGATACTGCCGGAGGAGTTAGTAGCAGACGATACAGGTGTAAATGGTCATTGTTCAAATTATGTCAATGGCTTCAACTCAGCAATTCAAGAGATGAAAAGGAGGGTGGGGTGATTAGAGAATATGATATACAGATTTGGGTAGGTATAACATTAGGTTTACTAGTAAATATAGCAATGGCATTATGGATAATTTGCTATAAACTTTAACCCCACGAAAGGAAAACTAAATGGATAAACATTGCGTAAGTTTAGAGATTAGTAAGGATTTGAAGGAAGCTGGATGGAAAGAGCCTACAATTTATCAATGGAGCGATAATTATTATGGCGTTTTAACCTTTGGGAAACCAGCAGAAAATTTTAAGGGTGAATATAGAATTGTAGATACTCCCGTTATGTTGGATGATACAGAATATCCCGCTCCTCTCGCCACAGAGATTTTGGAGGAGTTGCCAAAAACAATATTAAAAGATAATTGTAGGGCAGTTTTAGAGATTAGGTTGCACGAGAATACGAATGATGTTTGCTATTATCATCCGCATACTTTTACTGCCGAAACAGATAAATCTCTACCCAATGCCCTCGCCCTAATGTGGCTCTATTTAAAAAAGAACAATTTACTAACCCACTCTACCTAAGGAGGGAAGGAGATGACTAAAGAAGGTAGATGTAATAAAGGACATGTAGTTCAGAAAGAGGGTTGTCCAATTTGTCATAACACTTATTATAGTGTTTGTTGTCAAGCCACAATGCCAGATTACCCTGACAATGATTTTTGCCCCAAGTGTGGAGAACATACATCGGGATTCACCCAAGAAGAAATTGACAGAGAAGAAGGCGAAGATGGGAGGTTATTAAAATGAAAGATGATTTTTTAAAAAATATGGTTGATGCACAGATGATGACTTATAAGACCGCATTTGATGAAGGTCGCAAGATTGGATTTTCCGAAGGATATTTAAAAGGTGTAACTGAATGTAAAAAAATAGTGGACAATACTTTAGGAACTAAACAATGACCTACCTATTATGCATGGCAGTGATGTTGTGTCTGTATCTATGAAGAGATGGGGTGGATAAATTGAAGATAGTTAGGGGGTAAAAGATGAAAGATTTATTGAATGAAGCGAGGTTAGCAAGTAAAAATGCACTTCCCGCTAGAAGTGGTATAAAAGTAGGTTGTGCTATTGAATTAGATGATGATGAAATAATTTTAGGTTGGAATATTGAGGGTTCTTGGCAAACATCTTTACACGCAGAAGTTAGTGCTATTTCGAGGATTTCTAATAGTGATAAAGTGATAAGTAGAGTTGCTATTTATGCGAAAGGTGTTGACTTTGCTCCTTGTGGTGCTTGTCTTGATTGGTTGATGATGTTTAGTAGTAGGGTTACCCTTTTACTTACAAGTAATGGCAAAGACGAAAAAGAATATTTAATAACAGACTTATATCCTAATTATCCAAAACTATGAAAGTCCTTAATCTCTACGCAGGCATCGGAGGTAATCGTAAACTTTGGACAGATGTTGAGGTAACTGCCATTGAGAATAATCCCCAGATAGCCAAAATTTATTCCGACTTCTTTTTGCAGGATAAGGTTATCGTGGCGGATGCACACCAGTATTTGTTAGACCACTTTAAGGAGTTTGAGTTTATATGGAGTAGCCCGCCTTGTCCGAGTCATAGTGTTTGTAGTCATTTCTTAAAAGGGCAAGGGATTATCCGTTATCCAGACCAATCTTTATGGCAGGAGATTATATTACTAAAGCATTTCTTTAAGGGTAAATATTGTGTAGAAAATACCAAAAGTTATTACGCCCCGCTTTACCCACCCCAAGTAGTAGGGCGACATTACTTCTGGGCGAATTTTAAGATAAGTGATATTAAAGTAGATTACCAGATAGGCACTATGAACAGGCAAGCGTCAAAAGAAAAACAACGCAAGGCCATAATCCGGGAAGCACAGATACCAGAGTTTTTAACGCTTCACGAATTAAAAGATTTTAAATTGCCCAATAAAAGACAAGTGCTTAGAAACTGTGTATTACCAAGAATAGGCTTACACATTTTTAATGAAATGAAAAGAAGAAAGGAAAACGATGGGTTGGTATTATTGTGAAAGGTGTAAAGAGATGCGAAAGCAATGTAAACATCGTATAAATGAAACAATTATCTATTCCGACAATTCGCAAAATATTAAAAAATGCCGAGAGTTATTAAAAGATATTAAAGGAGTAATAAGAAATATTATTGATATTGATTAACAAAAGCAAGAGAGATATGCAACCGCAATTATTCAGGTAAATGATTAAGGGGGTGAGTATGGAAAATCGCACAATAAAGTTTAGGGTGTGGAGTAAATGGCAAAAGAGGTGGGCATATTTTACATTAGGTCAAGTTTGGAGTGAAGAACAAAGAGGGCTGTATCTCGCTTTCTGCCTTAATGGAGAAAGATTTTATGAGTTCACAGGTCTTAAAGACAAGAATGGTCAGGAGATTTGTGAAGGGGACATTGTTAAAAATGAATTTGGTGTAGATGAAGTTTATTTTAATGAAGGAGAATTTAAGAAAAAATCAGAGATTGGTTCAGGATGTAGTATCGGCAGGTTAGGTTCAGAGACAATGGAAATCATCGGCAACATCTATGAGAACCCAGACTTACTAACCCACTCTACCTAAGGAGGGATGAGATGATTACTGAATTTAGAAAAGGTTTGGAACACTTGATAAATAGAAATTCCCAAGAGAATAATTCCGATACTCCCGATTTTATTCTTGCTGAATATTTAACCGATTGCTTAATTGCTTTTGATAAATCTGTGGTCGCAAGAGAAAATTGGTATGGTAGAACAAGACGGCAGGGTAGTAAATTAACATTAAAAGATGTGCCTCCACCCCAAGAGGCAAATATGATATAACAAATGACCTACCTAAGGAGGGATAATGAAAGATAAAGATTTAAGAAGATGGCTAGGCTGGGATAAATATTGTAGTCTAAAAAGAATAGATAAAATAGAAAGGCAGATTGAAGTGCTTTTAAAAGAATTAGGTTACGAATATCAAGATAGTTGTAGAGAATATTTGCCTAAATTGAATAAAATAAAATGACTTACCTTTTGTGCTTATTAGTGATGTTGTGTCTGTATCTATGAAGAATTGGGGTGGATGAAGTGAGGGGGAAGAGATGATTGTTGAATTTGATAACACTATTGACCGAATACACTGTGGAATTACAAATGGTAAAATCCATTTTCTCTTACTAAAAGTAGACAAACGGACAGGTGGTTATCAGATTAGAAGAGAACAGATTGCTGATAGAGATGAACCAGTTAATTTTGTTAGAGTAATTAAATGACTAAAATTCAATTTATTCAATGGCTTCGCAAAATAAACCTAACCAAAGAACTTGTTGAGGATATAGACCATAATAAGTTTTTAAGTCTATATATAGCAAAGACGATTGCCGATAAGGTTTGGATAATTAGCAATATAGCTAAATTGGTGAATTGGAGAGGAAAAACGAGAGAAATAATTAAAACTTGTATTGAATTATTTTTTGAAGCCCCAATAGAAAATAGAGATAAAATTATAGACGAAACCCTAAAACAAATTAAGAGAGAGTTTATGGAGGTAAATGATTAAGGGGGTGAGGGAATGTGATAGCAATATTAAGTAATAATGTAAACTCGAGGTCGTGGTCGGGGTCGTGGTCGGGGTCGAGGTCGAGGTTGAGGTCGGGGTCGTGGTCGGGGTCGAGGTCGAGGTTGAGGTCGGGGTCGTGGTCGGGGGCGGGGTCGGGGTCGAGGTCGAGGTCGAGGTCGGGGTCGAGGTCGTGGTCGAGGTCGAGGTCGTGGTCGAGGTCGAGGTCGGGGTCGTGGTAAACACTATCAACCAAAAGGAGAATAAAATGACAAAAATGTTAGAGATTTCAGATGAAACCTATGAAAGAATTAAAAATCAGTTACAAGAAGATGAAAAAATAGATATATCCTCTTATGATGATATTATTGGACATAACTTTTTCTTTCGCACAGTAACATATCATTTAGTCGGAAAGGTTACAAAACGGATAGGTGCTTTTTTACAATTAGAGAAAGCATCTTGGGTAGCAGATAGCGGTAGATTTATGCAAGCGATTAAAAACGGGGAATTAAAAGAAGTCGAGCCAGTAGGAACTGCCTTTGTGAATTTAGAAAGTGTTACAGATATGTTTCCGTGGAAGCACCCATTACCAACAGAACAGAAATAACCCACTCTACCTAAGGAGGGAAAATGAAAGATAAAAAGTTAAGAGAAAAATTAGGAGTTATCCAAAGTGCATTATATACTGATTTAACTACCGGCTCCACAGGATACTTGCCACAGATATTTACTCGCCTTACAAGATTAGAAGATATAATTTTTAGACTTTTAGTCGAATTAGGATATGAATATCAAACTCAATGTGTTGAAGGATTACCAAAATTAAAAATTCGCCCAAAGATAACTAAAAAATGACTTACCTTTTGTGCTTATTAGTGATGTTGTGTCCGTATCCAAGAAGTCCCAGAGAGGAATGGTGAGAATGACAAAAAACAAGGGTGTCTTACTTGGTGTCCAACTCCGCAGAGCCAGATTATACAGGTTAATCACCAGGAAACTCACCTACAAAAACTTATTAAGATTGAGCCGACTTCCTAAATACACCTTAACAAGGGATTTGATATATTTGCAAAGAGAAAGAAAGGTAAAACTTATCCCAGAGTATTATATAAGGGGTGCGAAATGAAAATTCCTTGTTTGTTTTGCTGGACACAAAATTTAGATGATTGGTTTGACTACGAACTCCCCAAACTGTAAGAGGCGTTTATAAATAGGTTGATTGAAGCGATACGATACCATTGGAATACGAATACTTTGCTTTGTGTAGTGATTATCTTATTGGCAGGATTTTGGTTTTGGGTTTTTGGGGTGAGGATATGCAAAAGAAAGTGGAGACAAAGGAAATGGCGAAGAAGAATGAAATAGGGGATACTTTTTTTACGGTGGGATGGGTTATATTTATACTTTGGCAAATAGTTATAATGTTTGGATTTTGGGGAGGAAATCCCGAGGGTTGTTTTAAGAAGATTGATAATTTAAGGGATGGATTACAATTACAAATCAATAATTTAGCCCAAGTACAAATCAATAATTTAGCCCAAGAACTCAAAGAACATCGCCATACAGGGATTTATGGAGTGCCAAGATAAAATGTATATATATGGAAAGTAAGTATCCCTGTCCATTTAAAAAGAAATGCCCGATTAAGATAGGAACGGATAGTTGTTTTTGTAAAAGGAAGTTAGACTATTATGCCCGAAGAAAAAGACATAATTAAACGCTTAGCCGAAACAGGAATAAAAAATTATCCCATTAAACACGCAGAGGTGCAGGACGGAGTGCTTGTTAAAATTATAATAGAGATTGGGGATAAAGAAGTAATAATAACACGCTGACTTTTAGAAGGTATTAAACTGATTTAAAAGAGGCGTTTGCTATTGGAGGAAATATGGCAGACGCTTTTTGTTTAACTTGTGAAAAGAAAAAAGATTGTAAAAAGATTTGTCCAGAATTAGAAAAATATCTGAATAAACTTCAAGCTAAGAAAGGATATTCTAATATACATTACAAACGAAAGACTTTTCCCTTTGACTCTCATCTTATTGAGAATTTAGCTTCAAAGCGGGCTATGGAGTTAAGATACGGTAAGAAATGGGTAGATAGGCAGTATAAGAAAGAGGATTAAACCTTATTCTTTAAATCCTCTGTTACTTGCTCATCAACCTCAATTCCTTCCATACCCCTTAAATAGACTTCTCTGTGTGTCAGGTTAGGTCTTGAGTCTTTAAATTCCTTTACTTTCTCGGCTTCACCATTGGTTACGGTAATGGTAAAGGTCAATCGTTTCTTTATTTGCATTTAGGACTCCTTTGCCTGGGCTCTTGCCCCTTGTGCATTTATTAAGGCATCTATGCCATATTGTAATGCTTCGGCATTTTGTTTCTTATCACCGAATATTATTAAATTCTTTTCCTCGTGGTCTTTCATATAACCCAGTATTTTAATGGCTAATTCATTTGTCATTTTTCACCCCGTATTTGTTTTTTAATTTTCAAGAATAAACTTTTTGGTATTTCGCATTGGTAATCTTGGCTTTGTATATAAGGGGCAGAGTTACAATGGGATTTTCTTTTTTTATTGGTATAATACATTTTCCCGCATATATTGCAACGCCATCCCATTCTTACAATAAAATATTTTCCTATTTCCTTCATAATTCCTCCTTTAGTTAGTGGTTATGCTAAAACAAGATAGCTTTCAAAAGCTAATCCTATTTTGGGCTTTTCATTGGGATTATTATTTATTTCCTTTGTGTAGTATCGTGTATCCCCAAAATAATCACTTGTTATGCTTGTTACCACATCAATTCTTTTATTATCGTGATGATATTTTCCGTCGTTCCATTTTACTTTATCACCTACTTTGAACTTAGCCATTCTACCCCTCCTTTAAGTTATAAGATTAAGCTTTTCTATCTTTTACATCTTGTAAGAAATCAAGGGTATGCTTATTTAACATCAATGCTTCATCAATAATTCTATTTTCTTTTACCCAACCCTTCACAAGTCGCTGGTTAATTATTTCCTTAATTAAATATAACTTTTTATTGTGTCTCATTCTCACCTCCTTTCTATTTCTGCCTAAATACGGCTTCATCAGTTATGCCAAAAGCATAAGATAACAAGTCGGCTTTGAGTGCGATATTTTATAACTCTATGAAGTCGCCTTCATAGTATAACTTGACTGTGTTTCCTCTTGGGTCGCCTTGAAATTCAACCTTGAAACAAGGCTTGTTTTCAATGAATTTTTCAATTTTCGTTTCTATTTTATCCATTTCTTTGATAAATATTGTTTCCTCTGTATTGTCTATATAGGCACTTTTAACATCTTGCCCATATTCTCGCTTAGCCCAATCATCAATCTTTCCATTAAAATAACGTTGATTGTTTACCCAGCCTTCGCCATTACAATCATTAGTTGCCTGGACTTGGTGTTTATGGGCTAGCCTAGCAATAGATTTAATTACTAGCATATCGTGAAAATCAAAAGTTAAATGTTTTTGCCCAAAATAAATTGATTGAAGGTTTAACATTTTATCACCTCTTATTTAATTGTTATTGACTGCTTGTTTAAATTATGTTATCCCTTCGCACTCTCTCGGCTTACGGTTTTAAATCCCTTGCGGGTCTGTTTTTCTTTTTCTACTCGCCTTCTCGCCTTGCCGACTTGTCAAAGAGCCTTTGTTTATCTAATCAAAGTATATCATATAGGAAAGTAAAGTCAATTAAATTATATAAATAAATATATATAAATGTTAAATCACAAGATATAGGAGAAAATTTTCACTCAACCACAACTTATGGTATAGAAAATAGTGTTATATTGCAAGGACTTACAACAATTTAAGCCAATTATAACCTAAGTCAAGCAAGGATAGAGAGTTAAAATAAAATAAATAAATAATTTCGCCCAAAAAGAGAGGATATAACTACTCATTACATACTACATCGTTAAGCCAGAGAGCTGTTAGAGAGGGTTTTTAAGATTAAATGTCATTAAAGTATGAAAGAGTAAAGATTTAAGCACAAATGATACTTAAGTATGAAAGCATAACAATTTAAACTAATTCCGCCCAAAGGATTACTACAATGACACTAAAACAAAAGAGAACACTAAAAGAATTACCTAACCAAAATTTTAATATAGCTAAATCAATGAGAAAAGCTGGTTATGCTGAAGCTTCTGTAAGGTCAGGCACTCAATATAGGATTATACGTAAACTAACGCAGAAACTTGACTTCTTTGACCCTGAGAGGATTAAGGAGGATATATTAGCCACTCGTAAACTTGCAATTAAGAAAGAGGATATAACCAATCTTAACCGCATTGACGAACACAGAGCCAAGATAGCTGGCATAATCACAGAGAAGCGGGAAGTAGACAACAAGAACCCCGAAAAGACTATCATAGTCTATG